ATCTAAATCTATATGAAATCCGTGTGTGGTTAAAATATCTGCTCTTGGAGTTAAATTAACTTTTAATCTTAATAATGTATAAGTGTGACATCTATTAATTAAAGGAATAATTGCTTCACCTATTTCGGGGCTAGTAGTCCAATTTAAATTTTTATAAATTGTGTGAAAAAATTGTAATTGGTAAAGACTTGTGCCTTCTGTTTGAAATTTTTGAGGAACAGGTTGACCTGTCTTCCAAAATATCTCCTCAGATTCAAATAAGTTTTTTAAATTTATAGCATCATTGTGTTCTAATGCATCGTCAATTACTAAGTACTTCATTTGCTTTTCTCTATAATATTAGTTGTGCTATAACCTTCTACTGTAGGTATAATATGCACAGGTGCTAAATCGTGTCCTACAATTTCTTCTACAGTATAGTCACCGCCTTTAACAATTAAGTCTGGCTTTATTTCTTTAATCAAATCATATGGAGTGTCTTCATGAAAAACAACAACTTCGTCTACATACGGAATAAGTTCTAGCTGTTCGCGTCTTGTTTCAAGATCGTTAAATGGCCTAGTTTCGCCTTTTAAACGTTTTACACTACCATCGCTATTAAGTCCTACAACAAGTTTATCGCCTAAACTACGTGCTTCTTTTAGCAGTGTAAGATGCCCTTTGTGTAATATATCAAAACAGCCGTTAGTAAAAACTACACGCTTCTTTAGATCTTTTTCGTTAAGAATGTATGTGCCTACATGTTTAACACTTTCAGTTGATCCTTGTACAGCAAGTTTAATTGCACTTTCGTAATCGTATCCTTTTGTAAGCGCATAAACAAATGCTGCTAAAAAACAATCACCGGCTCCAGTAACATCGTTAACTTCAACTTGTTCTACATCAACGGTATAATATGTTTTATCTATTTCTGCAATAGTAGGTTGACTTGCAGCAGTAATAATTATGTTACCTGTCCAACTTGTAAATCCTAAATCTTCAAATTCTTTTTTGTTAGGTTTAACTAACCAAGCACCGTCATAATAACTAACATGACGTTTAGGATCTACAATAACTTTACAATCATATTGATTAATGTGTTCTATAATATTGTTTGAGTATTCTAATACACCTTTATTATAATCACTTAATATAACATAATCGTATGTACTAAAATCTTTTGCACAAATTATTTCAAGTACACCTTGGCCATTAGTAAAATGATCTTGGTCTATACGTGTAACATAATGTCCGTCACATAATACACGAGTCTTAATACATTTTGGATATGACAAATCTAATAATTCTACATCAACGCCTAAACTTAATAAATTTTGATATACTAGTGCAGCGCCGCCTAATTGTTCCCATACTTCTTGTTGATTAACAACAGGCACAGGTGCTTCAGGACTCAATCTAGTTGAAGTTCCTGTAATGTATTTGTCAATGATTATATCGCCAATAACTAAGACTTTCATACTACAATTATACATTAAAACAGAGTGTTAGTCAAGTAAATTTATTACTTCAAATACTGTTTCTAATTTTTTAAGATTAACTTTTTTGTTTAATGTATTTTGTAGTCCATAGTGTAAAGGTTTTGGCCACATGCCAAAGCTACACCAAGAATACCCATCATGTTCACTGTTTAGTGTAGGAAGAAATTCTGTGTTTACTAAACACAGGTATGTATGAAAATGAAATTTAGAGTCATTTGATACAAAGGTTTCGAGTGGAATAGTTTTTTTAATTTCTACTTCACCAATTTCCTCAGTAATTTCTCGTCTTAACCCTTCCCAAGGAGTTTCAGCGCCTTCATTTGTGCCGCCAACAAGACCCCATACGTTATTACTACGTTTTCCGTTAGATCTATGTAAAAATAAAAATCTTTGCGTATCTAGACTATAAAATAAAGCGCCGCTACAAACTATATCACTCATACTAATAATTATGTTAGTATGCAAGTCTCCAGGTGCCATCTGGATATTCTCCTTCAAACGAAAGAATCCATTCTGACCCAGTCCATTTATATTGTTTATTAGTGGTGAAATTTGTAACAAATGTTTCTGTAGAAGTATTGATAGCTTTAAATATAACATTCCATTTACTACCATCCCATTCAACAATATCATTTACACTAGCTGCAAAGTCTGTGCCATCTGCATTTTTCCAAGCATCAGGACCATCTACATCTAGATATAATTCATAATAGACTTTGTCACCTTCGTTTAAGAATTCACTAAATTTTATTTGATATGTTTCGTCCGATGAATCAACTGTAAAATGTGTAGCATTTACTTGAGTACCATTAACAAAAACTTTTGAATTTACAACTTCATTAAATGGATATTTTGTATCATATAAGATAGTTCTATCAGACACAGTAAATTCTCCAGTGTGTATATGTCCAACATTTCCAAGTAGTAATATTCTAGGATTTGTATTAGGAAGTAATTTAGGATTTCCTTTAACAGGATCAATGATTGCATCAATTCCAGTTGTTCCGTTAATTACAGTATCATCTGGTAATGTATCATTGTCAATATTAACACTTAATACAGTTTGATCTAAAGGATTAATAGATACTGTACCTACAATTTCGTAACCATTAGAACGTTGTAACCTTAGTTCTGTAATATCAGGTTGGAATAATTGTGGTATAGATTTAATGTATCCTGTCCATGTTTCTGCGCCAACTACACCTTTTCCAAGTAACTGTGCGTAATAGCCGCCAGCACCATCATTCATAAAAATAAGATCGTAGTTATTATGGCTAGTAGCAACTAGAGTAGTTTCGCTAGTCATTGCTTCTCTTTTTCCATAAAGTTTATCTGGAACTTCTGCTTTGTTTTCATTAAGTACAGATTGTTTAACTAGACTTTGTGCATAAGCAGTATCGTCAATATTAACTTCTAATCCATTTTCACTAAACATTGCAGTAATAATATTTTGTATAACACCCAATTTTTTAACCTTAACTGGAGGACTAATAAAGATTGGTGTGTTAAATGTAAGTGTTGCAATATCAATTTCACTGTCAACACCAACAGGAATACTTCTAGAACTCCAATTAATATTATCTAAGTTTACTACACTCAAACTAGTCCAGTCAATATAATTGTCAGTAGTTTGTATTTCTAAACTTGGATTAAACAACATTAATATTTGTTCTATTATTTGTAATTTTTGATCTGTATTTGTTGCCCAAAGATCAAGATTAACAGTAAGTTTATACGGAGTAGGCATTAATCTTTCAATAGTGTAGTTTTTACCTTCTTTTTTGAGATATTCTACACCGTTAGCATCTACTGCACGTTCTCTAATGTTTAATTTGTTTACATAACTACTATCTGCTAATCTAGAAGTATCCATTTCTAAGCCAGTTACATAAACTGCCATTCTTGGAGCACTTGGTACTTTATTTTCGCTGTTATCACGAATAATGTTTGCAACTTGACGGGTTAAATCTCCGTAACTAATTGGAATCTTAACTACATTATTGTTTCCGTCTTTGTACCCAAATTCACTAAACATTCGAATTATTTGTGTAAGGTACCTTCTTATTTGTTGATCATAAAAATGTTGCATTAGTTATCTGCCTTTGGTCTAAGTGCTTGTGAAAGGCTTTGTTTTTCGTTAAACGTTTCACCTGCAACAGTAGTAGTTGCATCGTCGTTATTAATAAATGATCCTTTTTGGTTATTAGTAGTATCAGAACCGTATAGATCTGCACGTTGTACATCTTGTACTTTATTCCATCTTTGATTCTTATATTTAAATAATCTATTAGGCATAAAATCAGTTCTTAAGAAATAATCATCATCTTCTGGATTTGATGGAAAGCTAATACCATGTCCAAATACAGTTTCTCCGTTTGGCGGCAAACTTGTTCCAACTAAGTAACCTTTATAACCAGGTCTATCAGGTGGCTGCATTTCATTAAGGCCATCTGCGTCTTGTGTATTAGTTAATTCTGTCTTTCCATTTTCGTCAGTTTGTAGTGTAAAGAAACTAGTAATGTCATATCCACTTTGCTGAACTTCTTCAGTTGCTTCATTAACTACTGCGTTTGAAATTTGCATTTCTTTTTCATATGTAGATAACAAATCACGAAGTGTATTGCCCTCTGGTGTATCTTCACTTGCTGGCAAGTCTAATATATCTTTAAATTCTTGTCCGTCGTATATTTGTTTTAATTTCACACGATATAAATGTGGATACCATGTTTGACTAAATCCTTCTGCAGAACGATTAACATCTTCTACAACATAATACCTTTTAAGAGCTACATTATAATCGTTTTCAGCATATTCATCTTTTAGATGCGGAAATTCAATTACATCACCGCTCATTATTTTTCTGCCAAGTGTCTTAACACTGCTTCTTATATGTATTGTTAGAAATAATGTATCATTACTTAAAAACAATCCAAATTGGCTAAGATCAAAATCAATATCTTGTACATTGTAAATGCCTCTCATGGTATAAATGTCTTGATCATATTTTCTGTCTCTATTTTCTAGAAACATCATATCTTGTATTTGTGTATGATCTTTGACAGTTGTTCCGTCGTCAGTACCAATATATTTGTGAATATGTATATCAGTACCACCTACAGTAAACATTTCCTGGATCTGTTTGTCTAGGAATTCATAATCATTACTTTTTTCTGGTTTGTATAAACTTAATCTTGGCATATACATATTTATCGATAAATACAATACGGAGAAGATATCATTATGGCAGACTTAACAACACAAAAACAGGAAGTATTTGATTACGTTAACGCAATGCTCGGCGGTGGCATGATTGACGTTGAGCTTGATCCAGTACATTATCAAACAGCATTAAATAAAGCACTTTCTAAATTTCGACAGCGTTCGGATAATTCTGTAGAAGAAAGTTATTTGTTTATGCCAACTGTTGAAGATCAAAACACTTATACCTTACCAAATGAAGTTGTTGAAGTTCGTCAAATATTCCGTAGATCAATTGGATCACGCAGCGGTGGAGGAGATGGCGGCACATTGTTTGAGCCGTTTAATTTAGCATATACAAATACATATTTGTTATCAAGTTCTAATATTGGCGGTCTAGCAACATATGACCTTTTTAGTCAATATCAAGAACTTGTCGGACGTATGTTTGGTAGTTTTATTGAATTTAAATGGAATACTACAAACAAACAATTAACGTTACTACAACGTCCTAGAACTGAAGAAACTCTTATGCTTTATGCATATAACTACCGTCCAGATAGTGAACTATTAAATGATTATCTTGCGCAGCAGTGGATTAAAGATTATACTTTAGCAACGTGTAAGTATATGCTAGGCGAAGCAAGAAGTAAGTTTGCTACTATTGCAGGCCCACAAGGCGGTTCAACACTTAATGGTGATGCACTAAAAAATGAAGCTATGCAGGAAATAGAAAAACTTGAAAAAGATGTTCAAGAAGCTGTTTCTGGCGGCGCAGGATACGGCTTCACCATTGGTTAATGTTAACGCTATAATCTAAACATACTGTAAATACAGTATGACATACTTTCAACACAAAGAAGCAAATCGTTTGTACTGGATGGTTAAAGGTCACCTTATCCCAAAATCATGGAGCGAAAAAGATATTGAAAAAACATATGATTCCTACATGGCTAGATTATGGGGTAATTGTGAACGAGCTGAGTATAGCACACTTGGTTTTGAAGCCGCCTGGGCACAACGACAAGCAAAAAAATTAAAAAATACTTGACAAAAACGCAATTATTCTATATACTGTAAAGTATATTGTGCAAAGGATAATTTAATTTATGTTACCTAAACTACTTGTTGTTGGACACGGCAGGCATGGCAAAGATACCGTCTGTGAAATGCTAGAAAAATACGGCTATAGTTTTCAGTCTAGTTCTAAGTTCTGTTCAGAACTTTTTATATTCAACGATTTAAAAGACAAGTACGGATACGCTAACGAAGAAGAGTGTTACGCAGATCGACACAATCATCGTACAGAGTGGTACAACATGATACACGACTATTGTAAAGATGATTTGGCACGCCTTGGGCGTAACTTGTTTGCTCAAAATCAAATATACTGTGGACTACGTAACAAGCGTGAATTCTTTGCAATGCAAAACGAAGAAATTTTTGACTATGCTATTTGGGTAGATCGTACAGATCATTTACCAACTGAAGATCCTAGCTCAATGAGCATCGAACAGTGGATGTGCGATTACACAATTGACAACAACGGCGATTTAAAACGATTAGAAAAGAATGTTGATGTACTAGTTCGTACTATCTTTAGAAATCGGGGACTAGGTCACCTTGCTTCCAACGCACCCCGTCCTTTTGAACTAGACGCTGACAATTAGCACACACAGTTTTTAGATTGCTAGGTCGACAGTTTTCTAAATTTCCGTCAATATGAAATACATTAAACTGTTCTGGATGTCTTGACTGAAATCCGCATTTTTCGCAAGTATCTTTTTTTGTATATCCTGCTTGTTTCCATTTAGGTATTCCATTACCTAACCCGTTGCGCAAACAACTTTCACAGAGTTTACGATAGTAAGTTTTGTTGCCTTTTTTATAATTTATAGCAGCAGGACGGTGTCCACATAAGCATAATGGTCTCATATTGTATTTAGCTCACCTTTTCGGTCCCTTTTTCTATGGCATAACTGCTATATTTTCTGATCCAAGTGCTAAATACATGTAACAGAATACCCATCCAGATAGGAGAATATAAAATGGCATTAGTATCACCAGGTGTACAGGTTAGCGTAGTAGATGAAAGTTTCTACACACCCGCTGAACCAGGTACAGTTCCAGTTATCTTCTGTGCAACGGCACAAGATAAAACAAATGCTTCGGGTTCAGGCACTGCGCCAGGCACACTAGCACAAAATGCTGGTAAGCCTTACTTAATGACTTCGCAACGTGACCTGGCAGAAACATTTGGCGATCCAATTTTTCAAATTGACGCAAATAATAATCCAATTCACGGTAGTGAATTAAATGAATATGGTTTACAAGCAGCATACTCATTTTTAGGAGTAAGTAACAGAGCTTGGGTTGTTAGAGCAGGAATTGACTTAGGATCATTAACACCAAGGTCATCTGTTCCAACAGCAGATCCAGAAGACGGAACATATTGGTTAGATACAGCTTCAACATTGTTTGGTATCCAAGAATGGAACAATGCGCCAATAGATATTAATGGCGGCCAGACATTTACTAATAAGATTCCATTAGTAATCACTAACGCTGCTCAAACCGAAGACGCTTCAGATGATAACGGAACTGTTGTAAAACGTCCTTTAGCATCCATTGGTGAAATTGGCGATTATGCAGTAGTTGCTGTTACTAACCTTAATACATTTTGGTATAGAGAATCCGGCGGTACTTGGGTTGAATTAGGTAGTGATGCGTGGCGTGATGCGTGGCCAGCAGTAACTGGTACTAAATCAGCAGCACCAGCAACAGGTAATTTTACAATTGATGGTTCTCCAGTTAGTTGGACAGGTGCATCAACTATGACAGATGTTGCACAAGGAATTAATAGTACTATTCCTTTAGGTTTCCGTGCAGGAGTTGTTAACGGAAAAATTGCAATTTACACTGACGGTACGGTAAGCGGACCTGATTCTTCATTAGCTGGTTCATTTAGCATTTCTGAAGCAGGTGGAACAACTACGCTTGATGCATTAGGTATTGAGAGCGGAACATATCATGCACCAGCATTACAAATTAGTAGACATACTAGTGTTCCAGAATTTAAAGACACTGATACTTACAATAGACCTACTGGTAGTATTTGGATTAAAACAACTACACCAAATGCAGGCGCACGTTGGAGAGTAAAGCAGTGGAACGATAACACAAGATTATGGGAAGACATTGAAGCACCTATCTATGATACTGCACAAGATGCATTAGTACAATTAGATAGAACAGGCGGCGGTGAAAATTTAACTATTGGTGATTTATTCATTAATAGTAACGTTGCACAAGACGAACTTCCATTAGGTACTTTTAAAATTATGCGCAGAGCAGCAGTTGGTTCAACTGCCGTAAGAACTGCAAAAATTACCGATGGAAAATTTGGTAACGGAACTGTTTACAATTTCCAAATTGAAGCAACAGCACCTGGAGATGCTAATTTCTCATCCCCAGTATATGTACAATTTACTGGTTCCGGTGACGGCGCAACAGACGCTATTGCTATAGCCGGAGCAATTACAAACGCAGGAGTTTCATATGTAAGTGCTGATGTAGATAGTGCAGACAGAGTTATTATTAAACATTCAAAAGGCGGCGAGATGCGTTTAACAGACGGTCAAGGTGCATTTGCATGTTTTGTTTTATTTGGATTATCAGCGTTTGATGTAGATGATGCAACTACAACACAATTTTTAATAGACGAGCCTGGTGTTGATAACAGTTCAGGAACTTTGCAATTTAGAGCAAGTAACTGGTTACCACTAGTATATACACCAAGTGCAACACCATTAACACAAGCTGCACAAGACGGAACATTATGGTATAACTCAATTGTCGACGAAGTTGATATTATGATTAACGATGGCGAAAAATGGGTTGGTTATCATAACTTTAATGCAGATTATCAAGACTGTGATCCAGCAGGACCAATTGTTCGTGCAACACAGCCTACTAAACAAACTGATAGTTCAGAACTAGTTGACGGTGATCTTTGGATTGATACTAGTGATTTAGAAAACTATCCAGTAATTTATCGTTACAGAAAACTTACTGACAAGTGGGAATTAATTGATAACGGTGATCAAACAACTGAAAACGGTATTGTGTTTGCAGATGCACGTTGGGGAACTAGCGGAGCAAATGGAAATACTCAAGCTGACATTGTAGATTTGTTAACAGAAAACTATGTTGATTTTGATTGCCCAGATCCAGACTTATTTCCAAAAGGAATGATGCTGTTTAATACTCGTCGTTCAGGATTTAATGTTAAGCGTTATGTATCAGACTATGTTGATAGTGGCGCACAAAACATTAGAATGAACAACGAAGAACAAGCTAACTACGGTGATGCATCTACTGGTGTATATGATCGTTGGGTTACTGAATCAGCTAACCAAGTTGACGGCTCAGGTAGTTTTGGACGTAAAGCACAACGTAAAGTTATTTTACAAGCAATGCAAGCAGTTATCAATAATAACGACGATGTACGTGACGATGAATCACGCATCTTTAACTTGATATCAGCACCAGCATATCCAGAACTAATTGGCGAACTAATTAATCTAAACTACGATAGAGGTTTAACTGGTTTTGTTGTTGGAGATAGTCCTGCAAGATTAACACCAGATGCAACTTCATTAAACGAATGGGCAACAAATGCTCGCTCAGTAGTTGAAGATAATGA